GTAAAGTTCGCCATTTCCTCCAGAAAGTTTACTTGTGTCATATTGATAATAAGGTAATGTGCCCCAATTTGGGGACTTTGATAAGTATGATGTCAGCCCCGTAAAAAAAGTCAGGAATCGAGATCGCTGCCAGTATCGTCACTACGCTTCTGGTTCCACTTTTTTTGTAGAAGCGACCGAGTGTCATTTTCCTCGTCCTGCATCGTGGCCTTGATCTCTGCCGACTCACGAGCCTTCTCGTCGTAGATACGGATGTCACCATTGCCGGCGTTCATCTTGGCATACAACGTGATACCATCTGGACCGAAACGGTTCTTGATGACGTGGAAACGTGCGGTATTGTTCGACTTGTCGTTGGTCTTACGTGACATGGACAAGATGAAATCGGCGGTCATGATCTTACGATACGAGTCGGAGATGTGGGATGCTTCGACAATATCTTCGCCAGCTCCGCAATTGTGCGTGTAAATATCGTTGGCGAAAAACATGTGAGTTCCATCTACCGTAATGTCTATGGTCGGTTTGTCGCCGATAAGTTCGATGCTTTCGATTTCATCCATGACGAAGTCGGTGGGGTTAAGATTGTGCTCTTTCATAATTGTTGAGTATAAAGTTGATGCAATTTTGCGTTACAATGTCTTTGTTTGATGCGTAATCGGCTTCCCAAATAATCAGAACAATGTATCCCTTTTTAGTAAGCCAATCAATTCTTTTCGTGTCATATTCCCAAATATCTTTCGCCAGTTTTGGACCACCTCGAACTGGAACTATTTCATTTGCGGAATAGTATCGAGGGTTTCCATGCCAATAATCGCCATAAAATTCGATGATTACATTTCCGTACTTAAAATCTACCGACGCTCCCTGGCAAAATTCTTCGTTGATAAAGAAATATTGTTCGCCTCCGTGGAGTGCATACTTTATTTCGGATTTATTGTCCAGATGCGGTTCTATATTATTAAATAGTTCTTGAGATACTTTACTATATGTAACAGATTCACTCTGATACTTTAGTATTTTTTCAGCCATCCGTATGTACCGGCGGGTTCCTTCATCTTGGCCATACCGATTTATAAATGATTCATATGACGTTTTGTTGTTTGATTTGCAATACATTTCCCACTTTAATGCGCCGTCAATTTTTCCATATTTTTGGATGTATCCAACTAATGATAACGTTTTCTTCCTATCATCAATGCGGCGCCGCCATCGAGCATATCCTTCTTCCATCCCCCACTTGTTCTGAAATTCTTCCAACGTCAATCCATTCTTCCAAATGCCGGACGCTTTTCGTTTCTGAATTCCGACATTCCAGTTTGCAAGGTATTCATTCCAACGGCGTCTTCCTTCCACTTCGCCAAATTTTTCTATGTACCCAGATTCTCCGAGGTTGCTCTTCTTCCTTTCACACAATTCCAACCACTCGGCTTCCGTGTGATTTTTTGTATATGATTCCTTGGTTACGGCGACGGCTTCTCCACGAACTGAAAACAACTTTCTGCCAACCGATTCGCCGTACTTGAGAATCAATCCTTCTAGGCTACACGCATCATTTTTGAGATTCTTACTCCGCTCAAATAGAATGTCCCACGGGACTTCGGACACATCATTCTCAATCAATGTTCGAAGCATACAAAGTTTTCTGTTTATGAGAACGTTCTTATCGTACAACGGAATCAGACGTGCCAAATTTGTTCGAATATTGTCCGAAAAACTTTCGGATAGTTCTCGTATTGGCTTTTGAGATAGTAACTGATCAACGGATCGGAAATGCGTTTCACGGACTTTATTTCGCCGATTTATATTGGATACGTCAAATATTGTTTTACCAAATTCATCGCCGTATAATTTTATGAAATACGGCAAACTACCAATATGTTCCGACTTGGATGAAATAAGTCGATCGCACCAATTTGCAATGCCGCATTTCAGAAAATTTTGTATTATCGTCTGTTTATTGGAAATTTGTGAAATTGTATATTTTTTGATTAGAGTGTTTATCTCATCAATCGCAGCTGCATTCGGCGAAATGCCGCAATATCTACGAACAAACGAATCGGCTGACTTATAATATGATTGTTTCATATGTGCATATAAGTATGCACTGCAACCACAAAATGTCAAGGTTTTACCAACAATTTGTCGCCGACAGACAATCCACTAATTATAGATTTTAGCTTGCCATCGGATGTCGGAAGCCTGTGTTCGGCTGAAACATTAACTTCCTTGCCAGATTTTGTTCTTATTTTATAGACAGGCTGAACCTCGATTGGATGCACATTGGTCACTTTTCTATATCCAACGTGAGTTAGGATATTATCGCCGACTTTTACATCGCCGATATTTTGCCTTTTACCATCAACCGTGACCGTATCCATAATCCAATGACATCTGTTTGTTTGAGACGCCGTCCAGATGGGAATCTGTAGTTCGCCAGCCACTGCACGAAGCTCTTCGTAAATGCCGCCCATTTCGGAATAGCTATTTGCGTTCTTGTCCTTCTCAATCGGACGAAGAATGTCGGCGTAGTCCACAACGGCGAGGTCAACCTTGATTCCCTCGATCATCTGAATACGCTCGATGTGGTACTTCAACGACTGTGCGCTAACGGACTTGAGCGGAAAATACTTGACCTTGAGTCGTCCGGGAATCTGCTTGACTTTTTCCTTCACCTCTTCCACGTGATTGCGGATGTCCTGAAACTCGAAGTGGGTGAAACAGCAGTCATACCGAAGGCCGACATAGTTCTCGTTGAGTTCGAGTGTGAAATGAGCGACGTTCTTTGCCAGCTTCATTGCTCCAGACCCGAGTGCCGCCAAAACCCAGCTCTTGCCAGCCCCCGCCGGGGCGACAACCACGCCTAACTCTCCCGGTCCGAGACCGCCATCCATCAATGCATCGATCGCGTCGAAACCGGTTGGAATTGTTGCGCGGCACATCTGACTCATTCGTATATCAATCTCCGTCTTGTAGTCGTGACCGAGATTACGTTCTGCGCCGGCCTTCATTGCATTGTCGACTAGAATCTTTATACGGTCGTACTCGCCGGTCTTGAGGTGGTCGACGGATTCCAAAATGGCGTTCTTGAGCTTTTGATTCTTGCAGAATTCAAGGAACTGCTCACGAACAAAAACCAAATCCTTTTCAGTCAGCTTGAGATAAACAGACTTGAGATGGTCAACGACAGAAGCCTTCAACATTTCGTTGGAGATTGTGTCAACCCGAACCTTAAATACCTGCATCGTTGGAAGTTCCTTGTAGGAGATAAAGTAACTCATAATCTCTTTCAGAATCCACTGATGTGCTTCATTCTCAAACGCGGAGACGTCTACGATGTCAATGACGCGTTCGAGAAAGCTTCTGTCTGTCAAAATGCCGGCGATGATCTTTGATTGAAAGTCGAGGCCGAACTTCTTGAGATTGTCGATAATAACTGGTGCCATGAATGATGATACAATAGATTAGTGTGTGAGTGAGGTCAATGTGTAAATAGTCAGTCCTTAAATACGGACAGTGGATAAAAAACCGATTGTATCCAAACATGATGATTCGGAATGGAATGGTGCATGGAATATCTTGTGAGTTTCTGCACAAAAGCGAACTTGTTCAGTTCGTAGTATGTCTTAACCGAGTCGAGAATCTGTGTCTGCAATGCTCCAGAAATCGATGGTTCCGCCAACTGCATCAACATGTGGTTACGTGTCACCTTGTCGCAGTTCTCGGTCACGTTCGCATAGACCGTATTTTCATTGGAGCGGTCCATTGCATAGCTCAGAAGTTTTTCCAACTCAACTTGCGTACGTTCTGTAAGCATCGGAAACCGTTTGATCGCGGTCTTACGACCGACGCCCTTGATTCCGTCAATGTTGTCGGATTTATCGCCGTCGAGAATTCGGTAGAACACGAAGTTCCACGGATAGATACCATACTCATTGACAATATCCTGAATACCGTACACTTTCTTCTTGACGGGACTCCAAACACTGACCCGTTCATTGATGAGTTGGTAGAAGTCCTTGTCGGCGCTCATGATAGTCACTTTCTCTTCCGGTTTCGAGAAAACGTGATGCGCCAAATATGCGATCACATCGTCCGCCTCGATGTAGTCGATTGATAGAACGGTGACAGGAAGCGACGTCAAAAAATCTGCCAAGATCGACATCTGATGATACATGTTTTTCTCTTCACCGGCAGCGTCCAACAAATCGTCGTAAGCACGATTGAGACGCTTGATTGGCTTTCGGCCGGACTTGTAGTCCGGATAGATTGCCCGACGACGTTGGCTACCACCTTTGCCGTCAAATACGATGATAACTCGGGTGGGCGTCAGCAACTTGATGGCATAACCAATACTGGTTAGAAAACCGGTGACGCCGCCGACGTGCTCGCCGTTGTCATTGAGAGTTGGAGTTACACAAAACGTTGAGATAAAACGATTGGTCCCGTCTATAATAAGTACGTCCGAATTTCTAGTCCGTTGCTTCACTATAACATTTCCGGATGAATCCCGGTGTTCCTGTTTGATATTGTCAAACAATGAAAAGAGCTTTGACTTGTCGATTGCCATATAAAAGACGTGCGGGAATATCTCATCCCGCACGTCAATTCATACCCAACTCTTATTCGTCCATACCTTCGCCGCCCGAATCGACTTCAATATCGTCTTCCAAACTGTCGCCTGTAGTACGATACTTCATCACGCGCGCGTTGCACAACTTTTGATAGAGGTACTCCTTGACGTCGGGCCTTTCAGCCAACATCTTCGGAAAATCCTTTTTCTCGAATTTGACCATCTCGGGCTCCTTGCCATCGACCTCAAGGATGAACTGAAGAGACTTGGCCTTTTTATTGGCCTCTTTCTCTTCTTCGATTTCCTTTTTGGACTTTTTCTTGACTTCACCACCGGCCTTTTCGGTCTTCGCGGGTGTGACGATATCATATTCAGTTAGCAACTCCAACCAATTGCCGAAGTTGTCGATGCCTCGGTCGAAGAAAATGTTAAACTCGGTGGAGCGCATTGGAGGCCCCATTCGGTTCTTGATGATCTTCGCCTTGGTCTTGATACCAACAACATTGTCATTGACTTTGATTTGTCCAACCGCTTGCAACCGAATACGGAGCGATGCGTGAAACGCCAACGCTTTACCTCCGCTGGTAGTAAATGGGTCGCCAAATCCGACGAAACCGAGTTTCTGACGAAGCTGGTTGGTGAATACAAGACATACACGTTGCCGTGCGATCATCTCCGTGATCTTGCGCATTGCCTTACTGATGATGATCGCTTTACCCGTAGCGTAACCGTCCTGACCATGATCAGACGCGATTTCCTTCGAGGTCGAAGCTGCGGCTACCGAGTCAACGAGGATGGTGACGAGACGGTTGTTGTTCGCCTTGCGCACCTTCGCAACGATAGATTCGATAGTATCGAAGATTTCCTCAACCGTATTCACGCTGACGTAGAGCATCTTGGTAATATCAACGCCAATCGCTTGTAGGAAATCGGGAGATACCGACGACTCTGTATCAATGAACACTGCTACACCGCCCTTCTTCTGCGTTTCTGCAAGAAGATGAGCGCCCATCAAGCTCTTTCCGCTATTGTGGTTCAGAATACCATTTCCGTAATAGCATTCTTCCGGATGATCGACCGTGATATCAACAATCGGAAACTCGCCAATGTAATCTACGCTTTCCACGGTTGCAAAATGCGTACTTTCTGTCATCAATCGAGTTATCTTCGGCTTTAGATCGGAGGTTTTGATCCATCCAGAGTTGGCGTAAAAAAGGTGATTTGCCGAACACTTGATTTTCTCACCGGTTTCCAATGTGACCAAATACGTCTTGAGAACACCCTTCTCGATGTAATTGGTTATTTTCACGAACTCTCCGCCTAGTGAGAGAACCTTGACCGATTTTCCAGCCGCAAGTAGGTCTTTAACTTCACGTATAGTTATTTCAGTTTGCTTCATAATTCCAGTATTTTTTCAGTTTTTCGAGATTTGTCGCATCTATTATGATACTACCATCTTTCATCCCATTGTCGACATTATTCAGGTTTTTATATGGCGATAAGTCATACGTTTCTTCCGTGATTATCGCGCATCCAATTGAGAATCTATTACAATAATCAACCAATGCTTTATATTTTGTCAAGTTCTCCGCGAGATTGACCATTTGCGATGGTTTGATTTCACACACGGTTGTTCCTATGACAATATCCGGATTGTATGTTCTTTGCACACCATTATAGTTGTATTTTATCCGATGCTTTGACAATTCAAATTTGATATTGTTAGTTTTTAGATATAAGTAAACGGCCAGTTCTAACGAGCTCCGAAAAAATATTCGGCATCCATCGACAATGATCCATCCTTTAATTCCGATTCCCGCTTTTTTAGATGGTGATCGTCCATACATAGGATTAAGAGTTCCTGATTGTGGATTTTCTTTTGGGTAACCAAATTTCTCGCACAACTGCTTTATTTTTTTTGATCCAAACCCAAATTCCGAACGCATCTTTGCATATACCTGCGTTTTGTATAGACCTGACGTTTTAAGTTCTGTGAAACGGTTGATTATCTCATGGGTAATTGGCTTGAGTTCTACACCAGATAGTATATCCGCCGACTTTCGTCCATTTATTCTAGCGGTTTGTCGGATTTTTTCTTCTCCATTGGATGCACACCTTTCATATAACCCGAGATTTTTCAGTATCAGCTCTATCTGTTTTAACGGCGTTCCAAATTCTTTATACAAGTCATATGTAGTAAACGATCTTTCTATTACACACCGGCGAATATCGTCCGCTAGATTTTTGAGATTGTGTTGTAACGTTTCGTTTCGCTTGTATTGCGATATTTTAGAAATTTGCGACGATTTATAACAACGATTGTTGTTTCGTAATTTTTCAGTTAGTTTGAGTTGTTCGGCTATCCGTTGGATTGCTTTTTTGGAACGAAGACAAAATGAGTTGCGAACTATTATTTGAGTGAGACCGTTCCCATCCAAAATCAAAGTTCGCAACTCATCAATCTCCGACATTGATAATGTGTATTTATTTACAGATTTCTTCATGGTCGTGATTATAAATATCACGGCGCTGGAGAAATCATTCAATAATCACTTTTATTTTCGTATCTTCTGTAACACATGCTTCGAGGCCGGTCAACTCTGTGATACGGCCGACAGGCACACCGCCGTAAGGTCGGTTTGAGATGTCGAGGTCAACCATGCTGTTGCCTGTGGATACCCAATCGACGATTTGCGACGGATCTTCTTCGTTGTCAAGGAAAAACGCAATCTTGCCGTGGTCCTTGTTTTCCTTGTTCAACGATTCCAACAACGTGTCGGCAAGATTGTCCCGCACGTCATCTGATTCTGATTTCTTTGCCATGTTTTCCTTTATGGTACGGTCCAAAAGGCGGCGGCAATATCACGCACGCCGCCCGTTGAACGGATTTTGTCAGCAGAGCCGATTAGCTCTTGCTATTGAACAGATCGTCGAACTCGTCGGCGACTGCCTGAGCGTTTGGCTTCGGTGCTGGATTTGCGGTCGCTTCAATCGTAGCGGACTTCGGCATCGGCGCCGGAGGAGCATCTGAAGCAACTTTAGCGGCCGCCGCGGCTGCCTTTGCGGCCGCGATTGGCGACTTCTGAGCCGGAGTTTCCTCGTCGTCATCGGTCGGAACGGCACCAGCCGTACCATCAGCGGTTCCCTCGGCCGGAGCGTTAAGCCACTCATCCATGACCTTGGTGAGCTCCTCGTAGGAGAGTTCAGGCCAGAACGTCAAAATATCAACCTGATTCTTGACAGCTTCCTTGACAATGGCGTCGGCCGGATCAAATGCCGCCGTCTGATTTGGCTTGCAGCGAATCGTGGACTCACCCCACGCCTTGCCGGTCTCTTCCGGAGTCTTGAACTCGACTACGAGATCGCGGCCGACGCGAACATCGGTGATGTCACCGTAGTCTGGATCAGAGATGATGCTCAGGATTTCCTGATACACCTGTTTGCCCATACCCCAATACTTGACACCCTCCTGCTCGGCTCCACGAACCAGAATCGGAACGTAGACGCGCATCTTGGGTTCGAGCTTGCGACCTTCCTTCCACTCTTCCTTGTCGCCGGTCTTCTTCAACTTGTTCGACAACTCCACAATGGGATCAGGACGGTTGAACGTAGCCGGCGATAGATAGGTCTTCTGATTGATGCCATAGTGGAAAAGCAACTCCACGAACGGATTGTCGGGCTGAAACTTGTACGGGATGATACGAATTACGTTCTTTCCCTTGTTCGGCTTCCACATGTGTTTAGCCTTGGTGTTGTTCGTCTTCAATGATTCGAGACGGCTCTTAACCTTGCTTAGATCGAGTGCGCACATAGTATATTTATTCCTCAGTGTTTTATTTGTTATTTCGTAATTGCAGTATGCAACCAAGAAAGTGATAGAGTATTCAGTTGTTACTCATTTGTCAATGTGTAAAAAGTCAATACGTTATTATGTTCGTCGGCATTGAACGCCAGCGTCTATAAGTATCGTGCAATCCACAAAATCACTCCGTTGAGCGAATGATTTTCAGCAAAACTGTTGGGAAAACCATAATGGATTTTCCATTGACAATGACGAGACTGTTACGATAACGATCCCAATCAATCTCATGTCGTGGGTTCAAGCTTCCGGAAAAATCTTCGCCGGCCATAAGATTCAACGCGTTGATGGAGTATATCACGTTGAAGTCCTTCTTACGGTGCACCGAGATGGTTTTTGGCCGTCGTGGAGAAATCGCATCTTTACGAATGTTGTAGGTGAGATAGATGTCGTTGGAGTTGCATTGATTTTGCAAAACGTAAATGTCGCCATCCACTTTGTAAGTCAGTGAAATTTCAGATAGTTCCGACTCAAGTTCGGGCGGTGTCGTGAATGTACACAGCAGTTGTCGTTGAGAAAAGTCCATGAGGTCACAGAATTCCAGCTCGTAGAAGCTCCGCGTGTAGCACACGTCCCTCGTTCATTTTTTTCTGCGCAAATGCCTTCAATGATTCACGGTCGGTGAACTTAATGGGAACAACCTGACCATCCAGTCCAGTCACGGCGACCTGTTGTCCCTTGCTGTCGTTCCAGTCACCGTACGGTGTATCAGTCCATTGCTGCTGTAGGGCGAACTCCCGTGTCAGTTTCACCAACGCCGATGTATCAGGTTCCTTGGGAGCCGGAGCTGGTGACGATGACTGTGCGGTCACGTTATTCGGATCACTCGGCGCCGAGGAATCCGATTTTTGTGAGTCCACGGCGGGCCCAGCGGCTGGCAACTCGGACGACTCCACACCTTTTGGTTCATCGTCTGACGATTGAGCTTGACTTCCATCCTTTGATGACGCTGCCAACGAAGTGGCCGATGGCAACTCGGACGCATCATTCGATTGATGTGCCGCCGCGTCGTCAGTTACACCTTCGCCGTCGGCCGCGGACAGTGCCCGTTGGTCGTTCTGTTCAGGCTCGGTCTCTGACGCATCTTGCTGTTGCTGACGAGCCTGTTTACCCTTCCGCTTGTAGTAGAGGTTCATTCCACCCTGACCGTGGGTTGGATCGGAAACGAAATGGGTCTTCTTCTTGATGGCGGCAGCACGATGCTCAGGAGTCGGAAAAGTTACCAACCAACCCTCCTTGTTGAAAGCTTGACGGTCCGGATACTTGCCATCCTTTAGAGTCATCTTGTTGACGACCTCCGACACAACCACTGGATCGATGTTACGGTCGAGCAGTTTTTCCGCAATCACCATTCTGTGATCGTCATTACCGATGTCGAGAACTCCACTTGGAATCCGTTGATCAATTGCGGCTTCGAGAAGGACGCTCTGTAAAAATGTTGAGAATGCGGTACTCATATAAAAACGTTTCCGGTTTGCGACAGTGTGCCGCCGTTGATTACATCAATCACGATTTGTTGTATGTCATTGTCCGATACGCCGTTTTCACACAGAACATCCTTAAGCGCTCGAACGTTCTCCACCGACGTGTGTCCAAACGCGAGTCCATCCGGAGAGTGGATTGCCCATTCGGAGAGAATTTTATCAAGATGCGAAGGTGTCATACGCGTATAAATAGAAGTATATACGACTTTTCTTTAGGAATATCGTATCCTATAAATAGCACTCAGATTGTGATCTGCACCATCTCATCATATGATTTTCCAGCGTACGCTTTGATAGGAAACTTACCGTTCACCATAATGTCTCGGATACGAATCAACGTGTCTTTTCCATCCTCACGGTGAAAGTCGTAGAGCAAACTATCGTACGTGTACAATGTTGGCTGAGTTTTTTTACCTCCGAGAAACTCTTGAATCCGACCGAGAGTTTCGACCGCCACTTCCGTTTCATACGCTTGCAAGATGTAGTTGAACAGTTTGTTCGGTGTCGGATCGTCAATGTGGCACGATTTGATCTTTCGAAAGTAAACGGGCGTCTCAACGTATCCGTTCTTCTCAAAGAACGACCAACGGTGGTCAATATAGGTCTGCGTAGCGTGGAAGTATGGTATGTGTAGAAACTGCTCGCGGATTCCGCCATACATCTGTTTGAAACACTGTCCCTTGGATGCCGCTACCTGCGGCGGAGTTGGATTGCCGGTTTTGTAGAAAAATGTCGCAAGATACTGATACGGATTCACATCGAATGGCATCTGATAGTTGGCCAAACTGGCAATCAATCGTGGGTGAAATGCGGAGTAGTCTATCAACACGAGCATGCCGTCGCTTCCATATCTGGACACGAACGACTTTCGTGAACCATCCTCCTTTGGTAGTGCCGCGAAGTTGATCCCACCAAATCTATTACTCGGTCGACCGGTTGACGTGAAAAGGTTGTATTGCGAGAAAATGAGATTCCCCTTGAGGTTCGCCGACTGCTCGGTGCCATGAAATGACAGAAACTCGGCTGGGTCGACAGCTAGACCAACCGATTCCAACTGCGCAAATCGTGAGAGGGCCGTATGATTGACGAAGTCAAAGCTCCGATCCAGCTCTGGAAGACTCTTCATGTCAAACCGACGAACCTTGTCGATGAACATTCCCGTCAACTTGGCTAACGGAACGGATCGGTTCAGTTCTGGCAGTGTTCGGAAGTTGGATTCCACAAAGGTCTTTGCGTTACACGTGACCTCGGACCACTCCTCAATCTCACCATCTTCGAGATACTGAATGGCGTTCAGATCCAACAGCTGCAAGTCCATACCAAACGATTGGTCGCACATTTTCTTGTCGAGTACGTATTTACGGGCGACTGACATCTGCATCGATTCCACGAACGATTTGTACCACTCGACGAGCACGTCGCCGGCAACTATCGTTTCGTTGTGGTAGATCGGCCAACACCATACCGAGTCATCATCGAGAAACTGTAACAGAATGACCGACACGTCGTTGTTACACGGATGTCGCTTGGAGTCTGCAAGCACGACGTCCAAAACAACGTCATCAACTTGCAGTTTTGATAGAAGGGATTCGAAGATGTCTGACGTATCTACAACGATCATTTTCAAATTATTATCGATATTTGTCAATATGTCAACGTTTTGTGCCGCAATAGAAATCGGCCGCCGTGGATACAAAAATTTTGTTAAGGGTTGGTTCTATCCTAAACTCGTATTGTATAACAACTTACCCGATCAATGGAAGAAGATGGTAAGTGATAGATACGAGTCGTGGGTAGAACTCTTTAACGATATAAAAAAGATGGACCTGAGATACCATTTTTCTTGGAAAGAGTGTCGCGACCGATTCCGAGTTTTGAGATTTCGATCTACACGGAGTAATGTTTTACACATTACGTCGCAAGTATGTTGAAATTATCTCAACGACCTCTCCAGAACTCAAGCGGATTATTTAGGATTCGCTCTACGCCGACGCCGAGTTTTTTTACGGCGGAAGCGTTGGTCTCAGCCACTCCACTGTCTTCTATTATCCCATTGACGACCGTTCTATCTCTCTTTCCGGAAATACGCCAATTCACGTTATCCAATCGGTATAACGTGGAATCAACGTTCGCAGACATTTCCGGATTGATTTCTTGGCCGACGGTGTCGTCATTTCGGCGAACAACGACCGTACGTGCAATGACGCCGACGTCATAGTCTGCCTTCGTTGGCGATGGCTTGTACTTTTGTGGTAACGGTTTTGTCGTTGGAATAGCCCGAAACGAACCGTACTCCGATGCAATGTTGTCGTTTGTTTTCATTAGGTCGGCGAAGCTGCGGACACCAATGGGCGAACCTTTGCGGTTATTGATGTTTTCCAGTTATTTTCGGAGATAATGTTCTTGACACCGTCTATCTGAAACACCGCATTCTTGTTGTTATACGGTTTAGGAACGGCGCTTAATGTGAACATGCCAAGGAAGGCGAATCCCGAGATTCCTTGGCAATCGAACGTGAACTCCGTACCAGGCATCATCGGCGTGGACAATGTCTTAGAAGAATCGCCACGTTCTCCCAGAGCCACAATCTTTTTCATGATCTCTGGGTTCTTTTCCACTAGGTAATACTTGTCATCGCCTTGTTGTAGAATCACAAATCCCTTGTCAGTTTCTCGTGCTGCATTGTCCTTGGCAGTCTGTTTTGCTTTCTTTACTTCACCAGCCGTTCTGGACTTCTTTTCGTCGGAGGTTTCTTCTACGGCATACTCAAACGAACCGGGAGTTTTATACAATCTATCACCCGACATGAACCGACTAACGGCGATTTTTCCCTTGGCATCAACCGCCGAGTTGTTTCCAAGAAGCGTTTGTGTAGCCATCTCTTGCTTCATCTGAACGTTCATACCATACTCCGTGAAACACGAATCTTCGGTCCGACCTATCTCAAAGTTGACTATGTTGGCCGAGTTGCAATCTTTTCCGGTCGATACTGGACAAAACGACGTGTCGAACACGGTGATATCACTTGGACCATCGGGGATTACTCTGAACTCCCAGAAGTTGGAGCCCGCCGATGAGATTTCGCCGAGAATATATTCC